CCCTTTCACGCTCCAATCAGGAGCACTCCCCAGAATTACCCAGGGAGCCCTTGGACCACTATCACTGATGTCATGTCAGTAAGGAGTAGACCACGAAACTTTGATGCGGACGGTTCCTCGTCCTTGGCGCTCAAGATGTTTCTTTCCGTAGGGGTCTTTCGACCTTTTAAGGAAAAACTTGACAAGCGCCGGAGTCCCATCGAGCTCTGACTTTGGCTCAATGGTAACGACGAGCGGGCCCTTTACCAAAGGGGCCTGCGTACGCCGACTAGTTCGCCTGGCTTGATAGCCAAAGCTTACCGATGTCCGGCCCTTAAGCGGAGAGGTGTCATCAACGATTGGGAAGGGTGTAAGACCCCTTATCCTCTCGTCAAGTGACATCACCGCCGACCACCACCCGCGCAGGTATAAACCATTACGAAGGGCAATCAACGAAGCTATCTCCTCTGCGTCATCCAGTGACGTGGGGAAAACACGTTTACAGCGGATCGGGGTTATATCCTCACCGTCGTAAAAATCCCCACCACACGACTCCCTGAACTTTCCAGTCCAAAAAGACTTGTCGAAGTTCACCTTAAGCCCGTAGGCCTCAAGCGCCTCCGCCACCGGTACGGCTAAATCCGTAGGGACAATGATATCATCCCCATAGACCCGCACTCTACCCACAAAGGACTCTATGTCCTCCATGGAGAGACGGCGTTTAAGCCCACCTTTCCCGACCGAGTGTTTTTCGATCACAACAAAGATCACAGTGAGGAACACCATGGCTTCGATAGGAAAGGTTAGGGCAGACCCCATACTCGCGAACTTGGCTAGGTGTAGCACACCATGACCAGGGACATCAGCCTTCTGCGACCTACATGCTTCAACTGCCACCCGAAGGAGGCGAGCATCTTGCATCAGGTCGCTTACATGCTGATTGGAAACACGATCGCTGGCATCACTCAAATCAAGTGTCGCCAGGTCTCCAAAAACCGAGCCCCATTCCGCTGCGAAGCGGTTTGGTTCTTGATCTCGGAAACCGATCAGCTGGTCGAGGACTTGGTTGCCCTCGATTTTGCGCACGATTTCGTGAGCGAGCCCTTGCTGCAGATATTGATTGCAGGTGGGCTCCTCTGCGATAAGTCGTGGTGTCTTCAGCGTCTTAGGAACGGCGGTAACCTTTGCGGGCACCTCCGTTTCAGGGCCATGCCAGATAACATGATCTAGGTCACTCTCGTGCCTATTGATCCCCAGAAGAGCGTAATCCTCGTAAGAGAACACGCTCTCAAGCCTGGAAGTCCAAGCGAACTGCTGATATTTCCGGTTTCCCTTCAATTGATCAGCCGTTGCACCTGGACCATGCTTCGGCCAAATGATCCCATCATAAATCGATTGCTCGATCTCAAGGAACATCGGGCGAAAAAGCAGCTTAGCC